CTCAAAGCTGAAGGTGTAAAGGATGGCGTTCCCGATTGCTTCCTGCCTGTGGCCCGCAAAGGCTACCACGGTCTTTATATCGAAATGAAAAAGCCTGCATTGAAGCCGAAGCGGGAAGGTAGTAAAGGCGGTGTGAGCGATTCGCAAACGGCGTTTATGCAGTTTGTAAGAACCCAAGGGTACATTTCTTTTGTTTGCTACGAATGGCAAGAGGCCGTTTGTATTTTGGAAAGCTATTTGACGGAGTTGAAATGAACATTCAAATCGATTCGGCCCGGCGGGAAGCCCAGGAACTTGCCTCGAATGGTAACAGTGCTGACACTATCCTTAGCCACCTGTATTCTGGCTTTGACAGTATGCGGTTTTACGAGCACACTGACCAAAAGCGAGTGTGCCGAATCTATGCCGAGGGTGATGACGTGTATTTTCCACCCGTGGTGCTTTGTATTGTTTCAGGGGGTCGGTGATGGCGAAGCGTAAGCGAATAGAGGCCGTAAAGCCTAAAAAGGGCGACACTGTTGAAAATTTGCTGGGTCGTCTTTTGGTACTTGACGAATCTTTTGATGCGATGATAGAACACCTCGGAAATTGTGATTGGGGCGGTTCTGGTGATTATGGTTATACGGGGGATTTGAAAGCCGAAGTTGAAAGTTTAACTGAACGCCTAGAAGCCTACCCCGCCGAGCTGCCTAAAATTGAAAACATGGTGGATGAAAAGAAGTATGAATTCTTCATGGCGAACTTCGCAAAAATCCCGCTCGATGCTTTGGAATGGGTTGTTGCGACCGTTGATAAAAATAAGTTGGCGGTTTAAGAAACAGTTTACATATTTTGTTTCGTAAGGTGCGGTAAAGCCTCTTTCAGTAATGGAATGTAACCGTACAGTGTCGAAGGGTGGCCCGTAAAAAGGCCACCTATTTTTGAGAGGTTTTTATGAAAGTTGAAAAGAATATTCCAGTTCCCCCGCTGCCGAAACGTGCGGGGCGGCCTGCTCGCTACCCGTTCAAAACGATGGCGGTGGGTGAATCGTTCCTGGTGCAGGCTTGTGCGACCATACCTGAGCCCTACAACAGTTTGAAATGTTCGGTCAGCATTGCCAACAAAAAATTCGCACCGAAGAATTTTGAAATTCGGCGCGACGGTATTGCAGCCAGAATTTTCAGGACTGTATAACAAACCAAAAGAAGGAAGGCTTTGAAATGATTTTGCTAGTCATTATCTGCATTGCTGCCGGGTATATTGTGGGCATTTCAGTAAACGCGAGAACCCATAAACGAAAGTTTATCAATTACAATAGCGACTTGCGGCGTTTGGCCTTGGAAGCGTGTGTAAATTGGCAGGCCAAGAACAAAATGGAATGTGATAAGGGCTCACAGGAAGGTTGGTACGACGCTTTACAGTCGCGCACCAACGTAGCCCATTCGATGCTCAAACTTTCTAAGTTCCTGGGCTTGAAAAACGAAACAGAAAAGCAAACTTTTAACTAGCTTTAGAAAATGATCACAATCCTTAAAAACGCATACGGAACATGGCGCGATGTCGCCGACCGTGCCAGAACGACAATTGGAAAAGAAGCAGGCGAAGGCGAGCCGAGCAGCGAATGGAAACGAAGAATGTTACTTTGCGAACATTCCCCGATTCGCCAGCTTTCGTTTACCGTTCGCCTTTCGAATCTGCTTTCTTGGGTTTCAGTCCACTTCGTTCGCCACAAATACGGGGTTGAACATTGGGTTAGCTCCCAGCGTACCGACCGCACCGGGATCGATCGAAATGAATTGAAGCAAAGTGAACTTGTCACCCATGAAATGATGCTGAACCCCCAAAGCATTATCAACATTTCAAGGAAACGACTTTGCAACCTGGCGAGCTCTGAAACGCGACTAGCTTGGTACAAAGTTCTAAAAGCAATTCGGGAAAAGCAACCTGAACTTGTGGAAATTTGCGTCCCTGATTGCATTTATCGGGGCCATTGTTACGAATACAAATCTTGTGGCTTTCACAAAACCAAAGCATTTGAAAAACAGTTGGCAGAATACAGGAAAGGGATAAACTGATGATTTGGCTCACAAAAGCAAAAAGCTACCTTGGACTTTCCGAAGTGCCGGGCAAAAAGCACAATTTGAAGATTCTGGAATGGTGGAAAGCAATCCGTGCGACTTTTATGGACGATGAAACCCCGTGGTGTGCAGGCTTTGTCGGCGGTGTTCTGGAAGAATGCGGTATCAAGTCGAGCCGTTCGGCTTCTGCCCGTTCGTACCTTTCTTGGGGTGTGCGTATTAGCGACCCTTGCGAGGGGTGTATAGTCGTTTTCTGGCGCGGTGCACCTTCGGGCTGGTCCGGACACGTCGGCTTTGTTGTAGGCCGTGATGACATGGGCAACCTGATGGTATTGGGCGGTAACCAGGGCGACCAGGTTAGCATTCAAGGCTTTTCGAATATGCGCGTGTTGGATTTCCGTTGGCCAAAAGGCGTACCCGTGTCGGCCAAAATCGGATACTATACCTTGCCTGCAATCGAGCGCATTTCACCACTTTCGAAAAACGAAGCCTAGCTAATGGATGAACGGGAAGCCAAAGCGAAATTTGGTAGGTTGCTGCTCAAAGAGCCTGGCGACCCGTTCGCCGTTGCCCTGAAAGTTTTCCCGAACGACACTAAAAAGGCCCTTCGAGTTGCAAACGAATGGCCTACTGATCCCGAAGTTTTGGAGCTGCAAGAAAAAGCCGAAGAGGATGAAGGGGAATTGGCATTCTTGCCCACAAAAGGCAAGTTTTCCCGCGACCTCTGGGACAAGATGCACGACAAATACACCGATCCTGACACTTACGCAAAGTTGGCGAAAGTCTATGCGGAAGTCCGGGGTTTTATTGAAAAGCCACAGGTTGCAGTAACGACCAATGTGCAAACCATCACCAACAAAGTTATGATCGTGCGGGAAAGTGGCTCCGATGCCGAATGGGAGTACAAATTAGCATTGCAACAAGCGGACCTAGCCAATGCCCAGTAAAGCCCCCGAACCTAGCTTGGAAATAGTGTGGGAACCGATCAAAGGTAGCTCACAAGAACTTGCAATAGATAGTCGTTGCCACCACACGCTATTTCATGGCACACGGGGACCAGGAAAATCCATAACTCAACTTATGCACTTTCGCAGGTTTGTAGGTATCGGTTACGGTGCATTTTGGCGAGGTGTGATTTTTGATCGTGAGTATAAAAACTTTGCCGATTTGATCGCTCAGTCTAAAAGATTTTTTCCAAGATTTGACGATGGGGTTAAATTCCTAGCGTCGGCGTCCGATCTAAAATGGGTTTGGCCTACTGGCGAAGAATTGCTTTTTCGCCATGCTAAGAAACTTTCAGATTATGAGGGGTTCCACGGACATGAGTGTCCTTGGATTGGACATAACGAGCTCACGAAACACCCTACCGCTGAATTATATGATAAATTAATGTCAACTAATAGAAGTTCTTTTACACCCGAACGGGATACCCCGCGAAAAGCCGATGGAACTTTTGACACGCCTGATGGTCTGCCGTTGCCCCCGATCCCGTTGCGGGTTTTCAGCACCACGAACCCGAGCGGGCCAGGTCACAATTGGGTAAAACGCCGCTTTATCAATTGCGCCAAAAACGGCGAAGTAGTACGCACAAAGTCAATCGTTTTTGACCCGAAAAAGCAAGAGGATGTTGAAGTAACTAAAACCCAGGTAGCAATTTTTGGTAGCTATCGGGAAAATATTTACCTGCCGGCCGAGTATATTGCAGAGCTGGACCGCCTCACAAATAGCGACCACAACCTAAAGCGGGCGTGGCTTTTCGGTGATTGGGATGTTACGGCCGGTGGCGCAATTGATGACCTTTGGAAAAGGGAAGTCCACATTGTCCCCCGCTTCCCGATCCCCAAAGACTGGTATATCGACCGCTCTATGGACTGGGGCTCGAGTCACCCGTTTAGTGTGGGCTGGTGGGCAGAAGCGAACGGGGAGGAAGTCGTTTTACCAAACGGTCGCACGTTCTGCCCGGCTCCAGGCTCCCTTATTCAGTTCGCCGAATGGTACGGTACCAAGGAAATCGGCACGAACAAGGGCCTGAAATTGAGCGCGACCGAATTGGCCGAGGGGATCAAGGCCCGTGAAATCGAACTCATGCAATCGGGGTGGATACGCTCGCAACCCTGGCCGGGCCCGGCTGATAACCAGATTCGGGACGTGCGGGAATCCGATGTGGACACCATCGAAAACAAAATGTCGAAGGTTGGCATCCGCTGGACCGAATCGGACAAAAGCCCCGGCTCACGCCGCAACGGTTTGCAGCTTGTGCGCGACCGCCTGGAATCGGCTTTGAAGGGCGAAGGGCCGGGGCTCTACTTTATGAGCCATTGCCAAGCCTCAATAGAGACTTTGCCTAGCTTGCCCCGCGACGATGTGAAAATAGACGATGTGGATACAACTGCCGAGGACCATGGGTACGACATGACCAGGTATAGGTGTCTTAAAGGAAATAATCGGTTAGCCAAGCAAATAAAAGTTAAATTTGCCACATAAAGAGGTGAAAAATGTCCGTAAATTATATACGAAAAGAACTGCAAGCAGTGGCCCGGATTTACACGCTGATTCGCGACTGCATTGCAGGTCAGTTCGCAATCAAGGCAAAAGGTACTACGTACCTGCCCAAGCCGAATGCCGACGATTTGAGCGAAGAAAACCGGGTCCGCTATGATTCCTATTTGGAACGGGCAGTTTTTTACAACGTGACTGCACGCACTTTGCGGGGACTGGTGGGTCAAATCTTTTTACGCGACCCTGTTATCGAAGTTCCTGTACTTTTGCAAAGCGTGGTCGACGATGCCAACGGCGAAGGAATTAGTCTTTCCCAGATTGCAAAGCGAACGGTGCAACAGGTCCTTTCTTACGGGCGCGCAGGCTTGTTTGTGGACTACCCCGCCACTCTAGGGGGCGCAAGTCGTTTGGAGCTGGAACAGGGTTATATTCGGCCTACAATCGAAGGTTATGCCCCTTGGGATATTATCAACTGGCGCACAATGTCCAGGGGTACGAAGGAAATTTTGAGCCTGGTCGTTTTGCGCGAAGAATATGTTTTGAAAGATGACAGTTTCGAGGAAACTTTAGCCGTACGTTACCGGGTGCTACGCTTGGGGCAAAGTGTGGGCAATCCGTTCTTTGCCGAATACAACGACTTTTACACCGTTGAACTTTGGGCAAGCCTCGAGGGTAAATTCGGAATTGCTGAAAGCTACCAGCCGACCGATGCAAACGGCAATTTGTTCAATGAGCTTCCTTTTACTTTTGTCGGTGCCGAAAATAACGATTCGGAAATTGACAACGCACCACTTTGTGACATTGCAAATCTGAACGTCGCCCATTATCGCAATTCTGCCGATTATGAAGAATCTTGCTTTATTGTTGGGCAGCCAACATTGATAGCCGTTGGAATTACCGAAGAATGGAACAAGAACGTACTCGGCGGGCGGCTTTCGTTCGGGTCCCGTGGTGGCATTGCCTTGCCCCAGGGTGCCGATGCAAAGCTAATTCAAGCTGAATCGAACACCATGGTGTTTGAAGCTATGGAGCTGAAAGAACGCCAAATGGTAGCTCTTGGTGCCAAGCTGGTAGAGCAGGAGAAAGTCCAACGCACGGCGACCGAAGCGAACCTGGAAACGGCCTCTGAGAACTCCACCCTGGCAAGCTCGGCAAAGAATGTGAGCGCGGCTTATGAATGGGCTTTGGGCAAATGTGCCGAGTTCACCGGTGCCACCGGCCCGATCAAATTTGAACTGAATACCGATTTTGATTTGTCGGCTATGAGCGCAACGGACCGGGCCGAAGTTGTCAAGAGCTGGCAGGCCGGCGCGTTGACCTTCGGGGAAATGCGTAGTGTGATGAAAAAGGCGGGCATTGCCACCGAAGAAGACGACGCTGCAAAAGAAACCATTGCCCAGGATACCGCCGATGCAATGGCCTTGACTGCCCCTGAAAATGAGCCTGTGGAATGACGCAAGACGAGCAAGAGCTACAACTTTACGACGAGGCTACCCGCACCGAAGTTTATAGCGACGGGGTAAAAGCCTCGCTCGCTTTACTTTGGCTTTCGTTCTCCGATGAATTGCGAGCTGAAATTAGGCGCGAACTTTTAGGGCTTGAAGTCGACAGTTTGGGCGACCTCACGAAAGGCCAATTAAACGCCCTGCTCTATCGCTTGCGGGCGACACAAAACAGAATCCACGGGGCTTATTCCCAAAAGATTTTGAAGGAACTTGAACGCTTTGCAGGCGTGACCCAAGATTTGACAAAAGAGGTTTACGGGCTGGACAAAAGCCTAGAGGCTGGTAAATTGTGGGCAAAGATTAGAAATACGCCCATGCCTGCAAACGGGGTTTACCTTGATCCTTTTTTGAAACAGTTTTCGACTAGCTCCATTGCCGAAGTTGAGAATGCATTGCGCAAGGCATGGGTAAACGGCGATACCTTGCAGGAAACGCTTGCCTACATTGCGGGCAAAAGCTCAAAGCAGGGCGTGTCCAGTGTGCTACAATTGATCGAACGCCGTGCGGCCGCCGTCGGGGAGACGGTAGGGGCACACGTTTTCACCCAGGCAACCGCGACAACCTTGGCAACTGTATTCGGGCAATATCGCTGGGTTTCCGTTATGGATTCCCGAACATCGGAAATTTGCATAGAGCGAAACGGCAAAATTTACACCTTTGGCCTCGGGCCTGTACCCCCTGCCCACATTCGGTGCCGTTCGCACATCGCCCCGACCATCGGCGGAACGATCAAAAAAGAATCTTTAGCACAATGGCTTAAACGCCAGCCCGCGAATTTGCAGGCAGAGCTCAAAGCCTATGCAATGAAAAAACCCCTAAGCATTTCCGAATTTGGCAAGAAAGCGAACAAAATAAAAGCCCTTTGATAGTTTTGAAATTAATTTGTAAATTGCTTTTGAACCGTGTTCAACACAAAAAGGTAACACCATGGCCCTGAAAAAGAAAATCTCCAAAGCTGACTTTGAAAAGCTCGCCGACCACCTGAAAACCGAATACGTGGAACGGGGTGATGGCTATATCCTTGACCTCGAAGGGGACGACGCTTTGGAGCGTGCCAAGGAGCACGAAAAAGAATTGCGCAAGGCAGCCGAAGCCGAATCGAAGCAACTCAAAGAACGCCTCGCGGCCATGGACGACGATGGGATGCGCAAGCGGGGGGACATCGAAGCCCTTGACAAGTCTTGGGGCGAAAAGCTTGCAGCCCGCGAAAAAGAATTCAACGAAAAGACCGGCAAGCTCCATTCGCATTTGAAAGGCACCCTTGTGGATGCCGTCGCCCAGAAAATCGCAGCGACTATTTCCACCTCGCCGGCCCTGATCATGCCCCACATCAAATCCCGCCTGGTGGCTGATTTGGACGGCGAAACCCCGATGACCAAGGTGTTGGACGCAAAAGGCCAGCTTTCGGCCTTGACAATCGAAGAATTGCAAAACGAATTTGTGACAAATCCCGAATTTGGAGCTATTATTATAGGCAGCAAAGCGACGGGAAGCCGTGCCCCCTCGCAAAATGTCCCCCAAAACCGTGCTTTTGGCTCCGACACAAAACCCGTTGATCTGTCCAAACTGTCACCGACCGAACTGGTGGCGCACCTTGAATCCAAAAAAGCAGGAGCCTAAACCATGGCATATTCCGATATCGCAAAATTCAACGAGCAGACCTATACGGTCATGACCGAAGTGCTCGATCAGCAGACCTCGAACCTGGTTACCGCCACCGGGGGAGCGATCAAGCTTTCCACCGGCCTGAAAAAGGGCGACTACGACGAGAAA